CCCAAGTACGTGCCGGGGCGAGCTGCGGGCTACAGTCCCGCGCAGCGCTCCGGAGCTCTGCCGACGGACGTGGCCCAGCGCCAACAGGGCGAGGCCGCGCAAGCCGATCAGGACTTGCTACACAACCCCGAGCTCGCGCGCGAAGCCGAGGCCTAGAACCTGCGCCGCGAGGCTGGGCTCGAGCAGGCGCGCGCCGCGGGGCAACGTGCCGACGCCGAGCAGGCGCAGCGCGAGGCCCAGGCGAAGAAAGCGCGGTTCGAGGCCGAGCGGCGTGACGTCGAGGGCATGCAGATCCGCGCAGACCTGCGCCACGAAGGTGCGCTCAGCAACGTGTTCAGTGTGCTCGCGGCGGCTCTCGGTGGCTTCATCGGCAACGACGTCGGCCTGCGCATGATCGACAAGCGCATCGACACCCACGTGCGCGGACAGCTCGCGCAACGGGACTCGAAGCTTCGCCGCCTCGCCGACGCGATCGGGAGCGAGGATCAGGCCATCGCGCACGCGAAGGAGCAGTACTACGGCGCGCTCCAGAATCAGCTCGCGGCCGACCTGAAGTCGAACCGCGCCGAGCTCGCCGGCAAGCAAGCGCCGCTCGTGCTCTCGGCCCTCAAGCGTCAGCAGCTCGCGGCCGCGCACGAGGCGGAGACGCAGAGCCTGGGCAAGACCACCGAGGTCTACCAGCAGGCGCGCGCCGGCGGCGTGGTGCGCGGTGACATGCTCAAGGCCGCAGAGATCAAAGAGAAGGGCGAGAAGTCCGGGGCCGCGCGCGCGAAGGCCACGCAGGAGGCCAAGGGCGATCCGGACCGTCAGCAGCAGATCGCGCAGATGCGGCGCATCCGCGACACACTGCGGCGCGGCGAAAAGGCTGGCTCGCTGTCGAGCGTTACCGGTTGGCAAGCGAAGAAGCTTGGCCTTGGGGTCACATCTCCCAACGACGTGAAGAAGTTCCTGGGTGGCCTCCCGCCGGATCAACAGGAACAGCTCACTGCGATCGACGAGTTGCAGGTCATGAACCTCGCCCTTTCTGAGCGCGAGGCCAACAACGTCGAGGCGCAAAATATGCAGCAAATGCTAGGTGTTCCGCTCAACGACAGCGACATTCCCGTGATGCTGCGGCGCCTCGACGAACTGATTGCGGAGCGCGAGAGGGGTCTTACGAAACCTAACCAGCCGATCGTTGTTAAGTGAATGAAGTGGTTGCTGATTATGGTTTCGGTTTCTGGCGCTCCGGATCGTCTGGTTGCTGAGGTTGTCAACAAGGACTGGTGCCTAGCGCTAGCCGAGATGATTCGCGTCACGGACGAGTACAGGCGGCAATCCGGGAAACCCATCGAAACAACACCCGTTTGTCGAGAAAAACCTAAATGAGCTCTACCCCATTCCTCGATCCGGTCACCGGAAGGCTCGAGTACTACGCAGACTCTGACCTGGACCAGGCCACCCTGGACCACATCCAGACTCGAGGCCTTCGCCCGGCGACCCCCGAGGACGTGGCCAAGCGCGACCGAGACATCGCCGCCGGCACCACCGGTCAGCAAGCCCTCGCCCAAACGGAGCGCGTTGTCCGCGGCGTGACGCTGGGGCAGGTACCGGGCTTCGGCACCGAGGAGGAGATCCGAACGCGGGCAGACGTGAGCCGCCACGAGAGCCCGTTCATCTCCGCCCTCGCTGACGTTGCCCCTGATGTGGCACTGGCCGCAGGGGTCCTTGCCACGGGCGGCGCCGCATTGCCCGCCCTGGGGCTTCGTGCCGGCGCGCGCGCGGGAGTCATGCTCGGGGCGGAAGCGCTCACCGGCGGCGCCGTAGCCGCATCGCAGCAGGCGTTCGAGGAGGGTCGCACATTCCTCCATGAGGACCTCGGCGCAGACGTCGAAAACCTCGCGATCTGGACGGGGCTCGGTGGGGCGCTGGCGGCGACCCCTGCGGCCGTGCGCGCGCTTCGTGGCGCCAGGGCGGCAAAGGGCGCCGCGGCAGCTGCGGAGACCGTGGAAGCGGTCGCAGACGCCGCGGAGGCCAAGGCGCTCAGGCGGGGCGCTGGCGCGGAGCAGATGGGTATTGCGGCGGCGCCGCCGGAGACCGCCATGCCCGGTGAAGTGGCGGCTCCGGACGTCGCCATCGCGCCCACTGGCTCACCGCTCGCGCCGCAGCGGACGGTGGACGTCCTGAATCCGTTCGTTGACGCGGGGCCCGACCAAGTGATCCTCCCATCGAGACCCACGGTCTCCGTAGGGGCCGGCGCTCCAGCCGCATCCCTGCCTGCGCCGGGACCGTTTTCGCCAGCAGCAGAGTCGATCGTCCCGATGCGCACGATAGACGTTGGTGCCGCTCGCGGCGGACGGCGCAAGCTGCCGCCGCTTCCGGAGCCGCCGCCAGCTGTTGCGCCAGAGGTACCCGCGCTGAGCGCCGACCCGGGCGCCCCTACGAGCGCACCAAGCGCTGCCCCGTCAGCGATCGGGCAGGTAGTGAACCTACCCGATCGCGCCCCAGTTGACCTTTCCGGCGTCGACATCTCGATGGCCGCTGGGCTCGGCCTACCCCCGATCCGCCTAAAGACGCGTGCGGCGCGCAAAGCTGCGGCGGAGCCGGTGCGCGAGGTGATCGAGGAGACCGCCGACAACGGGCTCGAGCGTGCAGTCCGGAACGCGACCGGGAGCGAGGCCGACGACGTGGTGGCGCGCGCCGCCGGCGGCGAGCTCGAGCGGGAGGCCCCGAGCTTCGCGCGTGATCGGCGCCTGCACGACTACCGGAACGAGATCCTGGACACCGCCACCAAGACCGTAAAAAGCGACCTCGACGAGCTCGGCAAGGTGCACCGCTCGCTCACGGACGTCGCCACGGCCAAGCCGGCGGACATCGCGCGCAACGTCGGCGACAACCTGGCGGGGCAGCAGTCGCAGGTGCGCCAGCTCGCGCGCAGTGCCGGCGAGTTCGCGGGGCAGCTCCGCGCCGAGGCCTCGAAGTTCGCTATGGACGTGGCCGCCGCCGAGGGACGGAAGGTCGGCAAGCTCCGACCCAAGTTCGCGACGCCGACGCATCAGCGGCTCGTGGTCTCGCTGATGGAGCACGGCAAGGAGCTTGAGCAGCTCGCGGCGAAGGGCGCGGGCCCAAAGATGTTCGAGGCGCTCGACAACTTCAAACGCACGGTCGATGACTACAAGCTCTCGCTCGAGGCCGGCGCGAAGAACGCCACCGACCGCCTCCCCTACGAGCGGCTGATTCCGCGCGTCGAGGAGTTCGCGCACACGCTGCGGCGCTCCGCGGAAGACCAGGCCACCTGGGGGCGCGTCGGCGAAATGCAGGCGGCGTACAACCGCGTGTGGCATGACAAGTTCATCCCGGCGTCGCGCGTCTTCAACGAGGCGACGCAGAAGGTCACCGGCCGCGACTACGAAGGGAAGCTCATCAGCGAGGCCTGGGAATCGAAGCTCAAACCGCTCATCGAAGGCGCGGACCCGGGGGATCGGCGCCACGTCGTTCAGATGCTCGACGCCATGAAGGAAGGCGCCGAGGCCCGGCTCACGTACGGCGCGGCGACGCGCGAACAGGTCGATGGCGTGATCGAGCGCATCGACCGCATAAAGCGTACGCTCAGCCTGGGCGACGAGGTGACCGCCGCCAACCGACGCATGCAAGCGCTCGGCGAGGCCGCGGGCACACTGCCGTTCCTCGGTGGCGCCGCGCGCTCGGCACTCACCGGTGACCTCGGCAGCAAGCTCCGCACGCTCGCCGGCGCCAGCGACAGCATCGTGGAGCGCTCGGTCGACGACTGGATCCGCACGAGCAAGCTGCGCGGCCGCGGGCGCCTACCTCGGGGCACGACTCCGCCCAAGCGCACCCGCATGCTCCCGCCGGCAGCGGCCGCTGTTGCCGCTCTCGCCACGCGCCGAGGTGTCACGCACACCATGGCCGCGTTCATGGGCGAGGAGAACGAGACGCCACAGGCCGCGTTCAACAAGTGGCGCAACGACATGATGGACGAGGAGGCGTTCTATGGGCGTCTCGAGAAACAGTTCGGCGACATCGCCGCCGACTCGCCCGCGGCCGTCATGGCGATCAGCGCGCACGCTGCGAAAACCCGGCAATTCCTGCTCGAGCGCATGCCGGCGAACCTGGCGGTTTCGATGCTGAATCCGCAGGGTTACCCGCCGAGCCGCGACGCGATCGAAGATTGGGCAATCTATGTCAACGCGGCGACCGATCCCAACAGCATTATGCGCTCGCTCTCAAGAGGCGACATCACTGTTCAGCAGGTGGAAGTTTTGCGAGAGCTTTACCCTCGTCGATACGAGGCTATTCAAGCCGCCCTGCTCGAGAAGATCGCGGGAGCTAACGACCTAGACGACCAATTCTTGATGCGTCAAAATAGGCTCTGGGAACTCGACGGCGCTGGAAGCGTCATCTTCTCCCCTGCGTACGCTCTGCGTAGCGGGCTAAAGCAAAGCCCCAACAAGGGCAAGGCGCCAGCACCAAAGAGCACGGGTGGTCCAGCCGAAAGGATGAGCCCCGCTAGTGTGGCAGAGCGCGGACCAACATACGGCTCGCTCTAAACCGAGGCCCAAGTCTCGCGTGTTGCGATTCGATCCACGATCGATCGGCTGACACCGTAGCGCGCCGCCAAGTCTCGCCGCGGTACGCCCGCAGCAAGCGAACTCCGTATCTGAACGACGTCCGCGGTTGAGAGTTTAGCGCGGTAGTGGTTGTCACCTCTTGGTGGGTTCGTGCGGCCCTTCGACACCTTGTCGGCCACATTGTCCGTGTTGTTGCCGACGAACAGATGTTCCGGGCGCACGCAGCGTGGGTTGTCGCAATGGTGCAACACATGCGCCCCCGCCGGGAGCTGACCGTTTCTCAGTTGCCACGAGAACCGATGGGCCGCGGCTGTTTTGCCAGCATACTTGAAGTAGCCGTACCCGCCCTTCAGTGTGCTCGCGGCCCACTCCCAGCAGTTGCCCAGCTCCGCCCTGTGCGCTGGCACCGGACCGTTCTTGTCGACCTTCGCCCAAAACAGGTCCGCCACCTACGGTGGTGTATCGATCGCGCCGTGAGCGTCAATCCCGATTCGTGATAGGCTGGCTGCGTGGAAGCGGCCAATTCGATAGCCAGAGCCTATCTGTGGGCTGCCGGCGGAGCGCTGCTCTTCGCTGCCATCGTGGTCGTGGGGGCCATCGTGATCCTGCTGCGCTCCGAGAAGCTTGCCGATGAGCGCGAGATGAAACTCGCGAAAGCGTTCAAGGAACGCGAGGACGCGCTGCAGCGCGAACTCGACTTTCGCCGCGAGCAAGCGCGCTTCGAAGGCCTCGACAAGCGTCTGACGCAAGTGCTGCCGCGGTAAGCCTCGTCCCTGTGCGCGCGTGTAGGTGAAAGCTGCCCATTGAGTTTTTGGGCGTCACGTCTACGGCAGCGTCTGGCGTGGCAGTTTTGCACGTGGGACAACGTGCATCACCACTTGTTAGTGGTTTGACATACGGCGCTGCTTAGTACCCACGCGCGCCGGGGAGTGATCATGCTCAACGCACAGCAGGTGCGCGAGCTTGCTGCGGCTGCGATCTGTAGCCTCAGCACAGTTACGCGCGTTTATGAGCCCAACAAGGCGCCGCACAAGCCGCGCCACGGAACCGTTCTTCGAATTGCCAAAGCCGCTCGCGAGCTTGGTTTCCCGCCCCCGCCGCAGCCCGAAGGGGGGCGATGATGAAGACCATTCGCGTGGACATACGACTCCGCAACAACCGACTCGTTGAACGCAGAGAGGAGCTTGGGCTATCGAGCACAGCTCTTGCTGATGCGGCGGGCATTGCCCGCTCTCAGTATTCAGCACTGGAGACGATGCGCGAGAAACCGTGCGGCTCCAGAGGGTGGTCGTCGATAGCCTTGAAGCTAGCGGAGTACCACGCTGTTCCGGTCGAGGAACTCTTCCCCGAGGACGTTCTTAGTGTTCGTAAGACGATGGGCAGCCTGAAGGTGGATAGCTACCAGCTCAAGGCACTAACCGGGGAACCCGCGCACGCTGCGCTCCTGCTTGAGGAAAAAGAGGATCGAGTGGCGGTGCACGAGGCCATGGCGCTTCTTTCGAAAAAAGAGACCCGTGTGGTTCGTCTGCGGTTTGGGTTCGACGGCAACGAAAAGACGTTGGACGAGGTCGCGACGGAATTGGGTCTTTCCCGTGAGCGCATTCGCCAGATCGAGTCGCGCGCGCTGCGCGTGCTGGCGAAGTCTCGCAAACACGAATCCTTCAGGGACATTGTCGACCTCGGGGGGTAGCGCCTGTGCGCGGACGCATTCGCCAGCTGAAGCCCGATCTATTCATCGACGACGAGTTCTGGATGCTCGAACAAGCCTTCCCCCATTTGCCGCTCCTCCGTGCCTTCCAGGGGCTCTGGTGCCACGCCGATCGCGAGGGTCGCTTCGAGTGGAAGCCTCTGCCGCTGAAGAGTCAGATCGCCCCCTACTGGAGTGGCGACTTCTCCGAGGTGCTAGATGCGCTCGCAGGCGCGGGCCTGGTCGCTTGCTACGTGGTTGCCGGTCGGAAGTACGGCGCCATCCGGAACTTCGCCAAGCACCAACGTCCAAATAACAAAGAGCCCGCGAGCGAGCTTCCGCCACCGCCTGAGGGTGAGGTTGAACCAATTCCCTTAAGTCAGAAAAAGTCGCCACTCAGTGGCCACTCAGTGGCGTCAACCCCAACTCCCAACTCCCAACCCCAACTCCCAACCCCAACAGGGGGTGCAGGGGGGCGTGAGCCGACGCCGCGCACGTACTCGATGCCGTGCGAGGAGCCGCCGGCGGACTACCTCGAGCAGGCAGTCATCGAGGCCACGCCCGTCGATCAGGCAAAGTCGACCTGGGCGCACTACTGGGGCCAGGGGTTGCCGCCCAACGGCGTCGAGCGCCTGTATGCTTGGCTACTGCAGCGCGCGCGCGAGAAGGCCATCTCGAACCGCTCACGCGCTGCGGCGCAGACGTCCCGCGGCGGCAAAGCGCCGGGCCCCACCTGGGAACCCAACGCCAAGCATCGCGCCTTCTGCAAGCAGCACAACCTCCCCCTCGAGAAGCTCGCTGCGCTCTTCATCAAGTCTGGCCTACCTGACCAGCGCAGCACCAAGGACAACGACGAGGGCTTCGGGCGTCGACTCATGGCGCTCTCCCGTGGAGAGACGGATCCGATCCTGGGGAGTGTGGCGGCGTGATCCAATTCGAAGCCCTCACCGGTGAACAGCTGCTCGCTCTCGCGCGCCGCATGAAGGTCATGCGTTTCGTCAACGACGTGGCGATCTGCCTCCGATGCAACGACCCGATCGCGTGGGTCGTAGCGCATCCGCTCACGCTCGAGGTCCGGTACGTCGACGCCAGCACTCCTGGCGCGCGCCCGCTCACACTTTGCGCCCGACATCGCGACATCGAGTCGGGTCGCGTCTTCCAACCCGAGGCGAACCAATGAACACCATCAACCCAACACAACACCTAGGGCTCGTACACCACACCGCGCGCAAGTTCCTCGCTTGGTGCAAGGGCGCGCTCGAATACGAGGATCTGATCCAGGCCGGCAGCATCGGCTTGCTCAAAGCCGCGGACAAGTTCGACGAGTCGCGAGGCATCGCGTTCTCGACATACGCTTCCTACTGGGTCTGGCAATCCATCCTCCGCGAGGCCCAGAACCACGGCCGCAACATCCGCATCCCGTGCAACATGCACGAGCGTTACCGGCGCGACGGCATCCCGTTACCGCCGCCGACGCTGAGCCTCGACGCGCCGTTGACTCACGCTGACGGCGAAGACCGTACGATCCTCGACACCATCGGCGTGGATGACGATCCGGTCGAGGCCATTCACCAGAGCGAGATAGCGGAGAACGTTCAGGCGCTGCTCAACACGTTGAGCCCGCGGCTGCGGTTCGTGGTGCAGGAGCGCTTCGGTAGGCATGAGGCAACGCTCTCTGAGGTCGCTGAGAAGTTGGGTGGTCGCACCCGCGAGCGAGCTCGGCAGTGCGAAGCCAAGGCGCTGAAGAACCTGGCGCGCGCTGATCGGCGCATGGGTGGCGCCGGCCAGGCGCTGGCCACGGAGGTGGGGTGATGGCGCGCAAGCATACACCAACACAACTGAAGGCGCGGCGAGCGCGGCGTGCGGCTATTCAGCGCGCGATGTTGAAAGTGCTCAGCGGCGCGAACCTTGCACGGCGTACCATCGAGGGCGGCAACCAGTGCATGTGGCTCAACAACGAGGACGTAGCGCAACTGGCGGCGCTCGAGAAGGCGCGGAGGTTGGGACGAGACACCGTTACGAATGCGCACGTCGCCCTCGCGTTGACGCGAACGGCAGCGCAAGGTCGCGTCTTAAGCGCGCTTCGTGAGATTCTTTCGCAAGGCCTTCCCGAAGCGTTGCACGGTGGTACAGTCCGGGTTTGCTTTCGGGGGGACTGGGGTTGGTTATGACGAAGGTCGTGGTGGTCCCTCTCGATGAGCTAGAGCAGACGCTCGAGCGGGTTGTGGATAAAGTATTGGCCGGACGTGGCGCCAAGCCGGAACCGCTGCTGCTCAAGCGAAAGCAACTGGCAGCACGCTTCGGCGTGTCGCTTGCCACTATTGATAGGTGGAAGAAATTGGGCATGCCAACAAAGCCGGGGCACCGGTTCGTGTTCGCGGACTGCAAAGCGTGGCACGAGCAAAACATCACTGATTGACGGGGTGTGACGCGATGTATACTTACGGCGCCATGAAGGCCAAGCCTCCAATCAACAAGACAAAACTGAAACACATCCGGTTCACAGAAGACGAACTGCGCATGCTGAACGAGCTCGCAGCGGCTGCCCACCTGAACGGCTCAGCCTGGGTTAGGAGCCACGTCGTGGCCGAACACAGGAAGCTGCAAAAGGGCAAGCGATGACCAGGCGCGCCGCCAAGAGAATCCCGCTCGGCTACGGTAAAGGTTCGCTCGAGTGGTTAGAGCCCACGCAGCAATGGGCGTGGCACGGCTGGCTCGTGGTTGACGGTATCAGGGTACGCAAGCACATCGCGCTCGGCACCAACATGGTCCCCGTTGCGCGCGGTAAGGCCGAGCAGATTCGTGTCGGCGAGCGGCCGGCAGAGCCCGTGGCTGCGAAGGCGGTGGAGACATTTGCCGAAGCAACGCAGCGCATCGTCGCAACGCAGCGCCTCAAGCACAGGGACGAGCGCCTGCGCCGAGTCGGAAAGTGGGCCTTCCCTCACCTGGGACATCTGCGCGTCGACACGATCTCGCCGTCGCATCTCGATGAGGTGCTCGAGGCCATGGTCGCTGCCGGCAAGAGCCGCTCAACGATCAAGCACGTGCTCGACGATTGCTCAACCGTCCTAAAGCGCCTGTGGCGGGACGGCGTGCTCAAGGAGAACCCGCGCGCCAAGGTGGAGCTACCTTCGGACGCCAAGGTCGACCGCCGGCCACGCACGGTGCCCACCGATCACGAGCTCGCCAAGGTCGTGTCCTGCGCGCGCGTGGACAAAGAGCTCCGGGTTGCGATCGTGTTCGGCCGCGACGGTGGCGGGCAGCGCACGAGCGATCTGCTTGCTGGGCGGTGGGAATACGTGGATACGCTGCAGTGGCTAACCGCGCGCATCCACCGGCCGAAGACGGACAGCTGGTCAACCCTGGCGCTGCCGCAGCACGTGGCGCGCGCTCTCGAGTCCTGGTGGCACGACCTCGGCTGCCCGCCGGACGGGCCCATCTTCCCGGTGCGCAGCGGCAAGCGAGAGGGCGAGGCCAAGGCGCGCGGCAACACCTGGAGCAAGCGGCTGCGTCGCGCCTTTCAGCTCGCTGGCGTCAAGCGGACGCTGCCCGACGGACGGTGCGCGCTGCAAGTCGACACGGCCACGAGCCGACGTGCGGACTTCCACTCCCTCCGCCGGCGCGCAGTCATCCAGGGCCATGCCGCCGGGGTGCCCGTCGGCTCGATGATGGATCTGATGGGCCACACCGACATGCCCACCCACATGGGCTACCGGAGGAGTTCCGAAGTGCTCGAGGCGCCCGCTGGCGCGCTCGCTAATTTCGACGTCGAGAGCTTGACGGGTGGGTATACGACGAGTATACAAGCTAAAGAGTCACTGACGACGACCGTTAGGGAAGTCATCAATAGCGACCCAAACGTCGTCATGACGAGGAACAGCGGGGTAATGATGAGACTTACGCAAGATAGTCAACGCTCTCCGGAGCCGAAGGTTCGCAGGTTCGAATCCTGCCGGGCGCGCGATCAGATTCAAGCCATTACGACGGGTTACGACCCGTCGCCGGCCGTCATAAACACGGCTGAGACCTCCGAACAGTCATCGGAAACGGTTAACGGGGAGCTGATCGGGCTAACGCTCGCTCTCCGGGCCATCGACCGCGGTGGTCAGGCGGCATGTTTAGCGCCACTTTCGCGCGCGCTGTCTCGCACGAGAGGTGCGTCGTGAGGCGCCGATCCAGCAAGCACGGCTGCGCTCGCAGCGACGAGTTGCGGACGCCGGAGTACCGCGCTTGGGGCAGCATGAAGCAGCGCTGCCTGAACCCGCACAACGCGTGGTTCCGCCGGTACGGCGGACGCGGCATCACCGTCTGTCCGGCCTGGCTCGAAAGCTTCGAGACCTTTCTGCGCGACATGGGGCCCAAGCCGAGCCCGGAGCACTCCCTCGACCGCATCGACAACAACCGCGGCTACGAGCCCGGGAACTGCCGCTGGGCAACCCGCTCGGAGCAAGCGAAGAACCGCCGCGTTCCGACCGGCGAGCACGCTCCCACGGCAAAGCTCACCGACGCTCAAGTACGGGAGCTGCGCGCTTACGGCCCGCTTCGCCACGGCGACGGCGTCGATCTCGCTAGGCGCTTCGGCATCACGTCGCAGCACGCGCGCCGTCTGGCAAAGGGTCTGTGCCGCGCGGAGGTGGCGTCGTGAAGCACCCCTCGCCGATCGAGAAGCTCCACGAGGCCTGTGCCCACACCCTGCCAGATGGCGAGCCGTGCATCGTCCTGGACTACGGCGATCTGAGGGCCATCCGGGCTCGGCTTGAGTACCTCGAGCGCGTCGAGCGGCGGGCGCTGACGTACGTCTACCGCCGCCAAACCAGCGCCGCCGGCCAAGCTGACGCCTACAGCGCTCTGAAGCTGACGATCCTCGACCTGGACGTTCGCGGTCCGAAGGAGGGCCTTTGAACCGCTGCGGCTGGTGCGACAAGACGCCGGTTGCCGGCGACATCTTCTGCGCGGAACACGGCAGACTCGCCGACGGCGCCCGCGCGGCAGCAGGCGACCTCGACCAGGCCGTCACCTACCTGCGCACCCGCGCGCAGGGTCTCACCGATGCTGAGCTCCGTCAGCTCTGCGCGGAGGTGATCGCGGACTACGGGCTCAGCGATAGCCCCGATCAGCTGAAGGCGCGTGTGCGCCCGCCGGTGTTCCACGGCTTCGGCGCGGTAGCGCGCGTGGAGGTGGCGTGATGTACACGCTCTACAACGCGAGCGTCGACGGCGACGAGGTGGAGATGCTCCACGTCGCGCACCCCGCCGAGTACGAGGACCACGACTCGACGGCCGAAAAGTACCGCTACGCCACCGGCGAGATCCGGCGCGCGCTCGGCGCAGACGAGTTCTCGGATGAGGTCGTCAACTGCGACGACTTCGGCGGCCCGCTGCATCCCGGCGACTGGGCATGGCGCGGAAGCTGGCACCTGAGCCACTGCGTGCCGCTCGACGAGATGCCGATTCAAACCCGCGACGCACAGGCGTGTGTTCGAGCAACGCTCGACGCCTTCGAGCGCGGGACGTTTCTAACCCAGGAGGTCGTCATGCGGGGGCGCGGCTGGTTATACACGATGATCGTTCTGCTCGCCGGCTGCGGCGCAGCGGTCGACGCGCCCGCGCCAGAGATCGACGTCACCGAAGAGCCCGCACCCGTGTGCGTGCTCGATGGGCTCTACCTCGTCTCGCAGATCGCGCCCACCGGTTGCGCCCCGAGCCAGACGTTTCAAGCGGTGCAGAAGGAACGCGCCGTCGACTGTGCCAAGTGCGAGCCCGGCGATCCTTCGCCGTGGTGCGAGTTCGAAAGCACGCTCGGTGACGAATGCGTCGTGCGGGTCACATGGGAGCAGGTGGCGCCATGAACACGCTGCGCAGTCGGATCACGCCCATCCCGTTGCGGCGTGTCGTGCGCCAACACCAGCTGACGGGGTTCACGCGCTGGGAACTTCTGCGCGAGCGCGCAGCGTGGCTCGTGTTCGGCATCGGTCTCGGCGCGCTTGTGGCGCTGTTCCTTAACGGCTGCGCGTCGCCCGCAGAAGGCTTAGGACCACTCGAGCGTTTCGCGGACTCCTTCGCTGGGACCTGCGACTACGCCGGCAACTACACGCTCACGCTTACGCCGACGGACCCCGCATGCGGCGAGAGCCTCGTGGTGCACGACGATGGGCGCGAGGTCGGCGCTTGCGACTGGACCATCAACGGTCAGCCGGGCCAGGTTAGATGCGACGCCAGCGAGCACCCGGTCGAGCGTTGCGAGGGCGCGACGCTGCGCGACGACGGCTGTTGGTACGCGGTCGCGTACCGCAGGGAGGTGGCGCCGTGAGCCACTCGCCCAAGCAGTACCGCGAGGCTCAGCTCACGATTCTCGCCGAGCAAGCCATCACGGCTCTCATCAACGAGCTCAAGCGCCCGGTGCCTAACGAGGTGCTTGCAGACATCCTGTACGACGCCGCTGAGCAGTCGCTGCTCGCGTGCACGTCGAACATCTACCGACGGGCGAAGCTGCTGCAGCTGTCGCAGTACCGCACGCAGATTGAGCAGCTGCTCGCTAACAAGGTGCGCCACGAGCGGCGCACGCAAAGCACGGTGGCGCAGCGGATCGGCAAGCCGACGTTGCGTCTCGTCAAGGGAGGAGAATGAACATGACCAAGCGCAAGACCAAGTTGTCTGAGTCGCAGTGGGCGGAGATCTACGCTCTGCGCGAAGAATACCGAGCGGCTGGGTTAAGCACGGCGCCCGCCGATCGTGAGGCCACACAAGCTGTTATCACCGGCTTCTACGCGCGCATCGGCAAACCGGCGCCGGCGTTCATGTGGTTCGATGGGCCCGCGTCGTGCGTGCTCGCGTACAACATGCTGAAGAAACTTGGGGCGGATCTGTCGCAGCTCAGGTCGCAGCTCGAGTCGCAGCTCGGGTCGCAGCTCGGGTCGCAGCTCGGGTCGCAGCTCGAGTCGCAGCTCAGGTCGCAGCTCTGGTCGCAGCTCGGGTCGCAGCTCGGGTCGCAGCTCTGGTCGCAGCTCGAGTCGCAGCTCGAGTCGCAGCTCGGGTCGCAGCTCAGGTCGCAGCTCGGGTCGCAGCTCAGGTCGCAGCTCAGGTCGCAGCTCGGGTCGCAGCTCGGGTCGCAGCTCGGGTCGCAGCTCGGGTCGCAGCTCGGGTCGCAGCTCAGGTCGCAGCTCGAGTCGCAGAAGCTTGAATTCCCCTACTATTATGCGGGAGGAGAGTGGCTGTACTGGGTCGCGTACTACGTCGGTGCCGAACGCGCTGGAGTTAGGTACGCCGAAGGCGACCGGACCCTGTTGAATGAGTGGGACCGGCTTCAACGTGCGTGTGGTTGGTGGTTCCCGTTCGAAGGGATTGTGCTGTGCGCCGAGCGCCACCGCGCGATCTCGTTCGACGCGGAACGCGTGCTGCACAATGAGACGGGCCCCGCCATCGACTGCCGTGACGGCTACAAGGTCTACGCGTGGCATGGCACGCAGGTGCCCGCGGAGTGGATCGAGCAGCGGTACCAGCTCGCGCCCGAGACCGCGCTGACCTGGCAGAACATCGAGCAGCGTCGCGCCGCCGCCGAAATCATCGGCTGGCCCAACGTCATTGCCAAGCTACCGCACCGAGTAATCGACTCTGACGCGGACCCTCTCGTCGGGATGCTCATCGACGTCGACCTGCCCGATTCACCAGCGACGCGGTTCCTGCGCGTGCGCTGCCCGACCAAGCGCGACTTCGCGCTCATCGTTCCGAAGACGTGCCAGACGGCGCTCGATGCCCAGCTCTGGGTAGGGGGTCCGCGTCTGGAGTTCTACCAACCAGAGGCACGCGGGTGAGGGCCCAACTCTTTTGGTCCAAGGTGGACGTGCGCGGCACGGACGATTGTTGGAACTGGATCTCCAGATCTAACAACGGACGCGGTTATGGGCTGATGCGCTTCAGGGGGCGCCATTGGGCAGCGCACAGAATCGCGTGGACTCTCAGCCGATCGGAGATTCCGCAAGGTCTCTGTGTCTGCCACCGTTGCGACAACAGAGCGTGCTGTAACCCGACCCACTTGTTCCTAGGCACCAACGCCGAGAACATGGCTGACCGCGACGCCAAGAAGCGCCAGCCGCGCGGCGCGCATCACGGAACCGCGAAGCTCAGTGATCGTGAGGTTCTGGACATACGCGCCAACTTCGCACTGTGCAGGGTCACCCAAGTAGCGCTCGCTGCGCGGTTTGGTGTGACCCCGCGATACATCAGCATGCTGCTGAAGAACCAGTACCGACAGGAGATGCACCCATGACGACCAAGCAAGTTCAGCACGGAGAGATTCACACCATCCAGCGCCAGGCCGCCCAAGGCGAGCTCATCATCACGCGCATCGCCAAGCTGCCGGAAGACGCGCGCCTGATGCCGCGCAATGGCCCCGCCATCATCGGGCATTCCGAGACCGGTCACCACCACCAGATCGATGCGCTCGACGTTGCGCACTACGAGTCTGGCGATCCGCTCGTTGCTTACCTGCAGGTGGCCGACATCGCCGCCGAAGGCGTGCTGCTCGAGCACGCGAAGGCGGGTCCGCACGTACACGCGACGTTCCGGCTGATGCCGGGGACGTACCAGGTGAATCGACAGCGCGAGCTCAGCCCGGAAGGCTGGGAGCGGGCGGTCCAGGACTGAAACCAACGAGGGGGGATTGGGAGGCGATTCAATGGCTCAGGCAGAACACATTCAAGTTGCAGCGCCGCGCTCAGTGGCGCTCTTCGATCTCTCGTATTCATTCCGGCGCCACTGGCACGCTCAAGCAGCAGACGCCGAGATCAACGACGCGCCGAAGCGCGTGCTCGAAGAACTGGCTCGCACTCGAGACGCGGTGGAGCACGTCATCGTCTGCTGCGACAGCCCGCCCTACTTTCGCAAGAAGCTGTACCCCGAGTACAAGGCACAGCGCGAAGCGCCGAGCGACGGCATGAAAGCCGCGATGGCGTGGCTGAAGGAGCGCATCGATCGCGACGGCTACCAAGTGGCCAAGGCCGAGACCTTCGAGGCCGACGATGTGATCGCCACGCTCGCCGATAAGCTGTTCGAGCTGGGTTGCCAAGACATCCGCATGGTGGGCTCCGACAAGGACCTATCGCAATGCGTGGGCGGAGCGATCCGGCAATTCGTGCCAGCGATAGGCGACCGACCAGAGGTCGTCATGGGCCCAGCGCAGGTGACCGAGAAGTTCGGCGTGTTCCCGCAGCAGATGGCGGAGTACCAGGCGCTCGTCGGTGACACCGGTGACAACATCCCGGGCGTCAAAGGTATCGGGCCGAAGGGCGCCGCGAAGATTCTCCAGGCCTACGGCACCCTCGCCGCGATGTACGCGGACCTCGAGAGCGACAGCGATCGGGACCTGAAGTGTGACCTGAACGAGAAGCTGATCAGCGCGCTGCGCATCGGCAAGGCACAGGTGTTCCGTGACGCAGAGCTCACAACGCTGCGCACAGATGTGCCGCTCGACGTGACCGCGCTGCTTCAGCGCAAAGAGGTGAAGCCCATATCGGGAGGACGCATGCAAGCTGTGGAAGAGGCCGAGTTTGAAGAGAAGCCGAAGCAACAAGCGGACGACGTTCCGATCAGCCCGCCGCCGGGCGTGACGCGCCTCACTCCGTTGCCGCCCAAACCGGAAACGCGAAAGGAGCCTGAGCCTCGCAAGGAACAGGAGGCGATCGTTCGCGCTTCGAACGGTCACGGTTTGGTAACCGCAGACTTGCAGCCGCAGGACTTGAAGGCCGCGCGCAACATCGCGCTGTGGGTCCATGACTCGCGGCTCTACGAGAAGTTCAACAACCCCGAGGCTATCTTCACCATCATCATGCGCGGCAAGGAGCTCGGTCTCGGCGCGATGACCGCGCTCGACTCATTCCACCTGGTGGAGGGTAAGCCGTGCGCCTCGGCGCAGCTCATCATTGCGCTAGCTCAACGCAGCAAGCGCGTCGAGTACATGACGCTAGTCGAGGTCACCAACGAGCAGGCGACGTGGGAAGCGAAGCTCGTGGGGCGCGAGAGGCCGGTAACGTACACGTACACGATCAAGGACGCAGAGGCAGCCGGCTTAACCAAGCCGAGCAAGCGCACGGGTGAGCCCAGCAATTGGGTGAAGCGCCCGAAGGACATGCTCATCAAGACGGCCGGCGCGAAGCTGGCTCGCATCGTCGACCCCGGCGGAACGATGGGTCTGTACGACCCTGACGAGATGGAGGCCGCGTGAACGCCGCGTCCGTTGCCGCCGATCAGGCCTACCACGACGCCCTGCTCGAGCCCGCCGACGACACCATCGCCGCGCTTCAGGCCGAAGTGGTCCGCCAGCGCAGCGCGACGCCTCGGGACCCGTGCGTCGCGGAGACAGCGCAGAGCGCTGAGTACCTCGAAAGAGCTGCGCGGAGCCTGCGCGTGTACGAGGCGCTTCGGAGGGCTGGCCGTTGAGAACGGTCGCGGCCCTCTACGTGGATCCGCGTGGTCCCTACCCTCGTATGCCCGGCGTCGATTGCTGGGACGAGGCACGGGACGCGCGGCTCTACGCCGGGCCGCATCCGGTGGTGGCGCATCCGCCGTGTGCTCACTACGGGCGCCTGCGCCACCTCGCGACTAAGGACGACGCCGATTGTGCGCCGCTGGCCGTCGAACAAGTGCGGCGCTTCGGCGGCGTGCTCGAGCATCCGCGAGGCTCCGTGCTCTGGGAGCTCTGCGGCATGGCGCTACCCGGGCATCTTCCGGACGCTCACGGCGGCATAAGTCTCGACGTGAACCAGTGCGACTGGGAGCACGTCGCCCAAAAGGGGACCTGGCTCTACCTGGTTGGCGTACGGCCCGAAGCCTATCCGCGCATGCCGCGGCGCGCGCCCACGCATGTGGTGACGACGTCGCGCCGAACGCGCGGGCGTCGCCTGCCCGAGATGAAGAAGACGGAGCGCCACATCACGCCCCCGCTCTTCGCCGAGTTCCTGGTCTCTTTGGCGCGCGCTGCATGGTGCAACAACGTCTCACCGGTGGAGCACGCGGGCTGATGTTCCCCGGCTTCAAGCCCCAGAACCATCCGCACCAGCAAGCGACGCGCGGCGCGCTCGATAGCGTCGATGACCGCGAGACGCCGCCGGATGTGTTCGACCCGTTGAACGCGGAGTTCCGGTTCACGCTCGACGTGGCGGCCTCGAAGCAGAACGCGAAGTGCGCGCGCTTCTACGCGAAGAGCCCCGAGGAGACGGTGTTCACGCGCGCGCAGGGTGCGCTGTGGCAAGCGAAGATGGCCGAGCTCGGAGCGCTGGGCTTCGACGGGCTCTCGTACGAGTGGGCGCGCAACGAGATCGTGTGGTGCAATCCGCCGTTCAGCGACATCGCGCCGTGGGTGCAGAAGGCGCACGAGTCGGCGTGCACGGTGGTGATGCTGCTGCCGGCGAACCGCACCGAGCAGCCGTGGTGGCAGCGGTACGTCGAGCCCTATCGAGACAAGCGGCTTGGTGTTGTGAGCACGCGCTTCCTCGCGGGTCGGCGCTCGTTCATGCACCACGGCGAGCGCATCGGCAACAGCACGAGCAAGGCGCCGCCCTTCGGCGTGGTGGTTGTGATCTGGGACAGGCGTTCGGCGCCGGGGATGGGCACGTGACCGAGGACGCAATTGATCGCATCAAGGGCACCGAGCGCAAGCGTCGCTACGACGCGACGGACAAGGGCCGCGCCGCGCGAGCTCGCGACGCCTGCAAGCAGATGGAGGGCTATCGGCTGCTGCGCGAAGCGGGAGTGCCGAGGCCTATCGCGCGCAAGTGGGCGCGCAAAGCGCACGAGTACCTCATCACAAGGGGATTGGTATGAACGAAGCGAAGAAGCGGAACGAGGACATGGTCACCATTCACAAGATGGTGGTGCTCATCGACGAGCAGGCGCCGAGCGTGCCGGCGGACGAGGACGATCTCACCGAGGAGAACACGCTCGACTTGAGCCCGTACGAAGTGGTGCGGACCATGGACGAGCTCGATGCGGAGCTGACGCCGTGGCTCGTGAACGAGCTTCATGGCGTCTAAGCGCGTTCCGCCCGTCGTCTACGTGAGCCCGCTCGACTGGTTTCCGCCTTGGCAAACCGTCGATCAGTGGCGCGCCGCGCGGCTCTCGACCGGTGAGCAGCCCACGTATCACACGCCAGCGCGCGAGGCGGCAGAGGACGAGTGGGGCCGTCGCGCAGGCCTCGTGAAAGTTGAACTGCCGCACGAGCGGCAAGAAAGAGAGACAGAATGATTCATCGAAGCAACTGGGCCACGCTGGCCCTCATATGGTTGATAGCGTTGGTGGGGTGCGGCGCAGAGGCGCAAGACGAGCAGGTCGAAGTCGTCGAGACAGGCACAGCGGAGCAGCCGCTCACGTTCGTCCTCGATAGCGACTATGGCGCCCGGTACTCCGACGATCAGAGGTGCAACCGCACGCCGAGTAACTTCGGCTCCACATACTGCATCGTGCCGAAATTCAAGGAAGGCATCACTTGGAACCTGGCGTGGGGCGCGGAGAGCACCCCTTTCGAAAAGCAGGCCATCCTCGACGGCTGGACCGCGCTAGCCAACGACGCTTACCCCAACTTCTGGTGGGGTCCCGAGGCGAGCGAGTCAACAGCGACGGTCGTGATCGATGTGGTAGAAAACGAACTTCCCTCGGGCGTGCTAGGGCGGACTGTATGCCCCGTGAGCTGCGGCCCCTTTTGCACGCAGGGCAGCACGCGGCAATACGGCAAGTGCCGGTCTAAGATCGACGTCGGTCGGATACGCACGTTCTATCCGGCCGCGCGGCAGGCGTGTGGCCTGGTCGCAAGCGACCTGCTCTACGCCAACATCATCAAGCACGTGACCGCGCACGAACTCGGGCACGCGCTTGGCTTGGGACACAACGACACCTTCCCAGACGGTGGGAACCACACCGTTATGTACACCGGCACCGGGTGCAACAACCTGACGACCTTCACTCTAACGGCGCACGAAAAACATATGCTATCAGTCTACGACTGGTACTGAAGCCAGCACCCGGGAGGCGGAATGAAAAAGCTCATCGTGATCGCGCTGCTCTTGTCGGCATGCTCAGACACCCTGGATAAGCCGATAGATCAACCCGCGTGCGTTGGTGACGCCGGCACGCAGCCAGAGCAGTGCGACGAAGCGCAATAGTCATTACGACGCCGGGCAAGCCATGACGGTTTGCCCGGCGCTGAGGTGAAGCGATGACGCTGGTCGAAGTGTGTGAAGAGCTAGAGCGCGAGCTGGACCTCGGTGATTGCGTAGGCTGGATGCGCGAAGAGAAGCGCTACATCCGGCTGCTGCTCGAGCACGGTTCAGTGCTGCTGCTGGTGATCGATTTGCGGCAGCGCTTCGAAGGCAGGTGGCCAGAGGCCGATATCGCGGCACGCCTGCGCTTCGCCTCCCTCGAGAAGCGCGCCGCCGCAGAGCAGCTAACCGGCCCTGTGGTAAGATAGCTAGCGGTGCCAGACGCCCGGCCGACATACCCGCTAGCGCGCTCACGGCCTCGGCGCGGAGGCCCTGTGCCGCATCTCGAGGACCCCGTGTTCCGAAGCCGCCTCGTGTCGATGGCGTCCACCGGCATGAGCCGCCGCGGTGTGGCTGCCGCAGGCCACGCGCCTGCCCTCATTGAGTGGCTGAGCCGAGGCCGCGCAGAGCCCAACGTCGAGCCGTACGGCAGCTTCGCGCGTGACTACCTGGCTGCCGAGCGAGGCCTCGAGTGTGCCGCCTCAGGCACCGAGGCCATGCGCGTCCAGCTGATGGCCGAGCAGATGCAGGCGTACATGCAGTGGCTCGACCGAGGGCCACCGCCACCGAAACCCGTGGCGCCCTGCACCAAGAAGCCGGGTAAGAAAGCTTCCCCCGAGGAGAAGGCCGCTTACGCCGCCGAGCAGGCCGCCCACGCCGTGGAGACCGCGCGCTGGGGTGACGCCATGCTCGCCTGGTCGACGCCCCCGCCTCACCCGAACGTGGCGGACTTCGAGTGGCTGTCCCGCCTGAAGGAGCGCCGGTACCCCGAGGACTTCGGCGTCTCGAAGCACCGCAAGCCCGAGGCCGAGCTCACCGGTGCCGAATGGCTCGAGCAGCACCCGCTCACGCACGCGCAGATCACCGAGATGCTGCTCGACCCGCCCGAGGAGGTTCGCGGTCCTCAGCTGGAGACGCTGGGGGCCGTCCTGCGCCGCGAGCTCGCTGAGGGCTGGAGGCCTGATGCCGCGACAGCCGAGGCGCTACGAGCTATCCTCCCACACGCATCAGGTCAGCAAGGTGGGACACAGTAAAGTATGGGAACGATGCCTGTCAAATCTGAGCGCGCGCTGGGCCGTGTGCTGCATGTCTTGGGCAAGAACGGCGACGAGCGCCCTGTCGATACCATCAACACCGAACTCGCGATCGTGTTGCGCCTAGAGCGGCGCGAGCAAGCCGACCGCTTGCGCGGCGTTACCCTGCATGCCGCGTATGTCTACCCGAGCGCCGTGGCGGAAGCCCCTCGGGAAGCGCTCGAGTATCTTCTCGAAGAAGTGGTGAAGCCGCGCCTGCTGGACACCGATGGGCAGCTGTACGCGGTTACGCCGATCATGCCACGGATGGATGCCATTACGGCGCTCACGCTGCCATCCGCAGCGCCTCCAGCATCCGCGCCGGATACAGCTGAACCAGCCGCCCCTCCGTCTCCTCCGCTTCCCTGAGCGCCGCCTCGAACTCGGCTTCCTCCTCGGCCTTGATGGCCTCGGCTGACCCCTCGCGCGGCGGCTCGTACTCGGCTTCGTAGTCCCCGAGGTGCGGGATGACCGCGTAGAGCAGGCTGTCCCAGCAATCGTCCTTGCAGCGCGGGTGATGGTCCTTGCGATTGTCGGCCCACACGAGGGCCGTGGCTTCCTCGAGCAGGTCTTGGCACGCCGCGAGCCCGCGCTCCTTGTTCCACATGCGCGAGAGCTGCATGTCCCCGTTGCGCAGCATGCCCTGCACGAGCTGGATGCGGCGGAGCTTCGGGCCCTTCACCGCTTCCATCACGGGCAGGCCCATGGCGCGGAAGCCGTTCAGGATGATGGTGCCGGCGCTCGCGCTGTCCACGTACACGACGGCATCGGGGTAGCGCTGCAGCATCTGCATCACGGTCGTGGCGAGCTTCTGCGGCGTGGCATCGCTCATCGAGTAGCTCTCGGGCACCCACACGAGCGGGCTGTTCGAGCAGCTCTGGGCCACGGTGATCGCGCAGCGGTCGAGCGTCGGCTTGTCCTTGGTGGCGCCGCCGAGGTCGAGGCCGATGGTGACGCGGTCCGGGTTCGGGATGGCGCCGACGTACGTGTTGGCCTGCGTCACCTGGTAGATGAGCGCCTCGACGTCGGCCACCCATTGCCCGAGGTACTCGCGGACGAACTTCGCGGGCAGCAGGCTCCAGAGCGCGGGGTTGGCGAGAATCTGCTCGAGGCTCGTGATGCCGGGCGGCCACTTGCTCTTGGCGTGCGCCGAGTCGGCGCCCATACGCTTGAGCGCCCCGATCCAGAACTTCAGCGCGTTCGGGATGTACGTGTTCTCGCGCGCGTCGCCGGTGTAGAGCGGGCGCTCGGGGTCGAGGCCTGAGCTCAGCTTGTACCAGTAGCCATCAGGCACCGCGCCCGGCGTGCCGGACACGCCCCAGATGCCGTTGACGTCGACCAGGCGCGGCTCGACACACTCGTGGATGTCGTACTCGAGCAGCGGCCCAGGGATGGCGTCGGCCTCGTCCCAGAGGGCCACGACCCAGGGCGTGCCGCGGCGCTTGTTGGCCTCGTTGCGATCCTTGCAGCCGCGGAACAGCACGCGGTAGCCGTTGGGCCAGAAGACGCAGTTGTCGTCGCCGCCCTTGTAGCGCAGGCCGAGCTTGAACTTCTCGCTGAGCTCGGTGAGCGCGGGGAGCAGGATGTCACGGGATCGCGTGGCGCTCTGCGTGACGAACACGCTGGACATGCGAGGGTGTGCCGCGCTCGGGCGGTGGAACTTGGCGGCCGCGGCGTAGCTCTTGGACCAGGCGCGGCCGCAGCAGGCAGCCACCCCCTGCCGGCGGTCGTTCGCGTAAGCGCGCGCATTCGGGTGGAAGCTCGCCAGGATAGCGGCCCACTGGGGCACGTCGACTCCGCCCATGCGCCCGTGCCCAAGGCGTATGAGCCCGCCTACCCGGGGGTCCGCCAAGCGCCGCCGTGCCTCATGGGCCTAGGCTATCACAGATTGACCGAGTGATAGGCGGGTGCTATCAGCCAAGGCAGGCGGATGCCCACCCCCGAGCCCTATCAGTCGTGGTCCAAGATGACCGAGGTCAAGGGGGCCGCGCGCATCGCTGCGATGGCGGAGCAAGCCGAGCGCTCGCCGAGCTGGCGCCACCGCATGGCCTCGACGGGCGCCGGCGTGTACTCGAGCCTCGGCTACGGCGACTTGTTCGAGGGCATGTACAGCGACCTGTGGACGCGGCCCAAGTCGAGCTCGCGCTCCAAGCGGCCGCCGTCCAAGCTGAAGCTCAACTTCGCGAAGGCCATCGTGCGCACGCTGCGCAGCAAGATCACCGGCCTCGACGAGCCCAAGACCCAGATGGTCGGCACCGACTGCACGTGGGAAGAGCTGCGGCAGGGCGTGTGGGCGGACCGCTTCATCGAAGGCACGCAGCACTTGCCGCAGGGCACATTCCAGAATGCTTGGGACCTGGCGCGGCACGGCTTCCTCGTGAGTGGCGCCGCGACGGGCACCGTGGGCGCGCGTGTTGAACCCGACTTCGTGACGAAGCGCGTGCGGGCACAACTGCGCAGCACCATGTGCACGTTCATCGACCCGAGCGATTGGGCTGATGGGCGCCCGCTCACGACCATCGACGTGACGTGGGAGAACCCCGAATACCTCGCCGAGGACCCGCGCTGGAAGAAGCACGCGGCGCACATCATGGCGAGCGCGCAGCCCGCGCCGCACATGGCCCTGCGTGATGACGTCGACTTCCGGACCCCGATGGTCAAGGTCGTCTCCGCGTGGCGGATGCCCTTCGGCAGCTTCAAGGGGCGGAACGCGCGCGTGGTCGGTGGCAAGGCCATCCTCTGGGACGACTGGGAGTTCAACGAGCCGCCCATCTCGTTCTTCCGCATGCAGCGCACGCTCGGGGACACGTTCTGGAGCGAGAACTTCATCGAGGATTGCTACGACGCGCTGTTCACTGCGAACGACATCTTGCGCAGCGTGGACGAGGCGATCCGGAAGCTGAGTCAGACGTACGTGGTGCGCGACATCCGGGGCATGCCGAGCAAGGCTGCAGCGCTCAACGCGAAGGACGTCAACTTCCTCGACTACGACGGTAGCAAGACCAGCAACCCGCTGAGCGTCATCCAGCCCCCGCCCATCAACGACAGCTATTGGAACGTGTTCCGTGAGCTCGTGAGCGGGCTCCACGAGATCCTCGGCGTCGACCAGATGCACACGGCGGGGCAGCGCCCCGAGGGCATCAACAGCGGCAAGGGCGTACGCCTCGTGGCCTCGCTCTTCTCCGAGCGCTTCAGCGAGATCCAGCGCGCTTGGCGCCACTGGGTCGCGGTCGACACGGCGCAGCTGTACCTGCGCGCCGCGCGCCAAGTCGGTGAGCACGACCCCGATTGGCAAGTGAATTGGCCGGGCCAGGACTTCGAGGCCAAGGTGCCGGTCAAGGCGCTCGATATCGACGACAAGGTCTACACCATGCGGCCCTACGTCGTTTCCGAGCAGAAGAACACGCCGGCGGACCGCGCGGCGACTGCCGAGGAGATGTACAACCGCGGCGAGATTACCGAGGAACAGCTCCAGGTCATTCTCGGCGGCTTGCTCGACACGCCGGCGGAGACCAAGGGCAGCACGGTCCAGCGCCGTTGGGTCGCCAAGAACATCTCGCTCATCCTCGACAGTGAGGAGAGCGTGGTCGAGGACGAGGCCGCGTTCATGGGCGAGACGTACATGCAGCCCATGCCCTGGCTCGACCCGCCGACCATGAAGGCGCAGGCGCTCATCGCGTACGTGCAGGCGGATATCGACGGCCTGCCCCAGAATCGGCGCCGGCTGCTGCGGCGCTTCCTCGAAGATATCGACATGCTCGAGCAGCAGCTGGCCATGCAGGCCTCGAAGCAGACCGCGCTCTCTGAGGCGGACATCCAGGTGAAGGCCGGCATGGATGCATTTGGCGGTGCACCAGCACCAGAAGGAATGGCGGTAGATGGCGGAGAAGCAACCCAAGGCGGCGCCCTCGGCGGCGCGCCCACCCCAGGGGCAGACCCCCTCGCAGGCCTCGCCGGCGGCGCAGCCGTCCCCGGCCTCGCCTAAGACCGAGGTCCGGTACGTCCAGGTTCCGGCAGCGCCCGCGGGGCCACCGCCACCTGACCCGGTGAAGGAGCTCAACGAGCGCCAGCGCGCGTCGATCGCCAGGCTGCAGCACACGCGCGCCGTGAGCGAGGTGCAGAGCGCGGAGGTGGCTGCGGCAGACACAAAAGCATCGGTTGCCGCCACTGCGGCTGCGAGTACTCCCGCGTCACCTGGCACGGCGGCCTCTGCTTCTTCCGGTGCTACCGCTGCCGGCGAAGGCGGTGAGCGCGCGAAGCCCCAGCCCCGCTACGACTCCGACAGCTTCAAGGCCTGGGCGCGCAACAACCCCGAGAAGGCCGCCGAGGTGATGAACCTCTCGAGGGCCGACGCGAACGCCTACATCAAGCTCCAGAACCGCGAGCGCAAGTTCTACGAGGAGCAGTCGACCAAGCAGGCCGAGCTCGAGGCCGCACGCAAGGCCACCGAGGATGGGCAGAAGTCGATTCAGAAGCTGATCGACGAGCAGAACGCCGCGGTTCAGCCGGTGATGGACCTCGTGTCGATCGGACAGCAGAGCGCGAAGACCATCAAGGCGGCGCTCGATGCGGCCGCGGGTAACTTCCAGGCGGCAGACTTCACGGGCGTGGACTTCGGAGCCACAGACGACCTGTTCGAGCACGTGCACGGCATCTCGTTCGACGACTACGCCCGAGCTCGAGCACGCCAGGGCCTGAAGGTGTCGCCTCAAGACCGCGCGCTGCGTCTCGAGAACGAGCGCCTGCGCAAGGAGCGTGACGCGCTCAAGGCCAACGGTGCGCCGGCAGCGCCGCCCATCGAACAGGCGCCAGCAACCCCGGCACCCGCGGCCACCAAGGCATCCGACCTCGCCTGGGTCGCCTCAACGCTCGCCGCCGACCATCCCGCGCGTGAGCTCCGGGACTGGGACAAGCGCATCCTCGCCGCGCTCGGCACGGACGAGGAGATGACGCTCGAGGACGCCGCAGACCAGGTGCTCGAGGAGTCGCGCGCCAAGCTTGCGCCGGCGGCACCTGCGCGCACGCAGCGCCCGTCGCGGCAACAGGCACCCGCCGAACCTCAGCGCACGCGCCGACGCAACCCGACGACCGCCGAGGAGATGGCCCAACTCCAGAACTCGCGGCCCAAGAGCAACGGGCGCGACGACGACGAGGGCCCCGATCCGGTGAAGGACCCCGATGGGCGCACCCGGTGGGCGCTCGAGCGGGCGACGCGACGCATGCAGGGGGGCGCGTGATGGAGAACGTCACGCCGCTCAAGACGACCGAGTCCGAGACCTTGGTGAAGGAGCTCGAGCGCGTGCTGGCCGAGGCCCGCAAAGGCAAGGTCGCCGGCTTCCACCTGTTCGTCGAGATCGACGGCAGGATGGGGCACAGCCGGCACGGCTTCAACGACAGCATGGTGATCTTCTGGTTCGAGTTCCTGAAGAAGCGGATTCTGGAGGGGTACGGGTGACCTGCATAGCAGCAGCCATTCTCTCCGGCGGGCGCCGTTGCATCGCGGCCGACACATACGGCGAAGACCGCTACCTGAAGTTCGGCAACCGACAGAAGATCGGGCACACGTGCGGGATTCTGTGGGGTTGCGCCGGCCAGGAGCGCGCGAACCCTATCCTGCAAGAAGCCATTCTGAACGCCGAGAAGAGTACCATAGATGTGGTCCCCACCCCTGCCGCCGTGAGGGACGAGCTCGAGAAGTTGTGCGACCGCGATAAGGACCGGTGGGAGGCGACGGCGCTCCTGGTGCGCGGCTCGCAGATTTGGCGCATCGGTGACGGCTTCGGCCTCAACGCAATACACACTCCAATCATGGGCGCAGGCTCGGGTCAGGAGATTGCGATCGGCTACCTTGACGCTTGCCTCGCGCACGCTTCCAGCCTCGACGAGTCTCACGTGCGCGCCGCGGTACAGGCCGCGATTCGCTGGTCCGTGGGCTGTGGCGGCGAAGTGCGCCTGTTGGTGGAGGATGCACAGTGATCCGCGTCAAGGACATCGGCGGCTTCAACGCCGAGGGCGACACGCTCGGACTCGACCGCACCGTAGCGGACGGGTTCGTTGTGCAACACCAGGCAGGCAACCGGCGCGAGCGACGCGCGGGCGTCGCCCAAGCAAAGTGGCCCGGCGACCCCAAGAAACGACGGCGCCTGCTCGAAGAGGCGCGCAAACAGAAAAGGCGAGGAACATGGCGGAATCCAACGAAGTGACAGGACAGGCGCAGTGGCCCGAGGCCATCGAGGTGCGCGGCAAGGTCGAGCGACTCGGCAACCAGCTGCGGCGCGGGCTCGAAGAGTTTCAAGAGCTCGCGACGGAGCTCCGACCGTTCGCGTCGGCGGTGAAAGAAGTGCTGGCCACGCGCGAGGCTGTGCGCGTGAGCGTCGCGGGCCTGTTCGACCCCGGCAACGAGGGCAAGCTGAACCAGCTGCGCGAGATGCACGCGGATCTGGTCGAGTCGCTCACGGTGCTGAACGGAAACTGCAAGCAGTACATCCACGAGGAGCTGAAGGCGTACTCGGCGGCGCAGACCGTGCGCACCATCGACGAGGAGGCTATCAACCGGGTCGTCACCAAGATCGAGTCGCTCATCGCCGAGCACAAGCTGCTCCTGACCGGCGACCTCGAGAACGCGCGCGTGGAGTGGAAGAAGCGCACACAGGACTACGTCATGGCCACGCTCGTCGAGGGCCTCGGGGACATGAACGTGCTGCACCAGCTCGCCGAGTACATCGGGCGCCACATCAGCAAGCTGCCGGAGCTGCGGACCACGCTCGTGCGCGCCGTGCAGGCGTCACTAAGCAACGAGATTCGCAGCTTTATCGAGCAAGAGGTGCAGCGGCGTATCCCCCGCAACACCGAAGGCGCGGGCATTCCGGACGAGATGCCGCCCGCAACGGTGCGCGCGTCGTGAGCGACCCAAAGGAAGCGGCAGATGCGGTACGCGCCCGACTCACCAGCAGGGCGCCGTGCGACAGCGAACGCGAGTTTCTTCGTGGCTTACTGGTTGTGCTCGACCCGCCGCGCACCAAAACCCGAGCCTGGTACGATACTTTTGAGGGCGAAGAGTGGCACCCTGGTGCCTATGTGCGCAGGGAGCGGGGCGCTTGGCAGGCGTGCGGCATAGACAAAGCTGAAGCGGTGGTCGAACAGGTGGATCGCCAGCATAACCGCGTCCTGGTCGGGCTACTCTGATAGCCTGTAGCTATCAAAGGACTTGACAACGCGCGCGCGGCCTATCAGGCTTCTCGTGCAAGCTAGACCCGCTGCCAGGACACCAAGCAGGCGCATGGCCCTCACCATGGGGCGCAACGGCTGGGGCGGGAATAGCAAGCCACCGGGGCTGAATCCGGAGCTGACCAAGCAGCAGCAATCTTGGAGCTGACGCCCAGCAGAACGGCGAGCGCGAAGACCGGCGCGGTGCGGTCCGAACCTCGTTCCTGCTGGAGTCTCAGTTGTCCACACACCTCGACGCCTTTGCGCACGACATCTTTCCTGACGAAAGGTCGTTGCAAGCATTCAGCTTCGTAGACCGTCCCGTGCTCGCCAAGCTAGAGCAGCGGACTCACACCGTCTCGGGCCGCACCTGGGGCTACCCCTGTCTTCTCCAGGCCGCGATCGCGCAGGGCACGACCCGCGCCGCAGTGCAGGAGCAGGCACAGCAAGCCAGCGACGTCGCCGGGTTCGACGGCGAGGAGTTCACGCTCGGCTACTTCCCGCCTGGATACAAGGGCGGGTTCATGATCAGCGAGTTCGACATGGCGCTCACGGGTGGCCCGAGTGGCGTACCCGACGGCGCGTACATGGAGAACTTCGCGATCAAGCTCCGCGAGTCGGGTCGCGAGTTCGGTCAGCGCCAGGAGCGCTACTTCCTCGGTCGCCCCGGCAAGAGCCTGGCGCGCAGCACCGCGAACGGCGGCACCACGAACTTCGGCACCGGTGTCGTGCAGCTCACGGACCCGATGCAGATCGGGGCCTTCCGGCACGCGATGATCCTGAACGCTTCCGTCAACGACGGCTCGGGCGCACACGCCCTGCTCGGCGTCGGCAGCGACCAAAAGATCTACGTGGTCGGCCTCGACATGGACTCGGGCCAACTGCTCGTGTCGAGCTCCAGCGGTGGCGCCGCGGGCCATGCGGCGATGAACATCGCTGCGGGCGTGAACCAGGTCTACCTGTTCAACTACTCCGACTTCCAGGGCACGAGCGGCTACACGCCGAACGTCATGCCGCCGGGGTTGCAGGACTTCATTCCCTCGACGTGGAGCTCCGCGATTGCGTCGCTCGGCGGCGTGGCTCGCGGTCGCGACTCGCGTCTCGCCGGCTGGCGCCTCAACACCACGAACTTCCCCGCGCTCGCGGGCATGCAGCTCGACACCATCATCGACCTGGCGCTCGAGCGCGCGTTCGCGTTGTTCGGCGTCTCCGGCACGTACACCGTGCTCTGCGCGCCACGACGCTGGACGCAGTACCTGCAGATCGCGAAGAACCGCGGGTATCGCATCATCGACGGCGGCACGGCGCAGATGGGCTACAAGGCGGTCGAGATCGTGCATGGCAACATGCGCGCCGAGCTCGTCTCCGTGCCCAGCATGAGCGCGGACGACCTCTTCTTCCTGAAGATGGACGACGACGGCTGGTGCGTGCGCTCGCTCGGTGGCGGCTGGCCGCGCGTCATGAGCAACGACGGCATGAAGATGCTGCGCCTCAACGCGGACGACTCCTACGAGTACCGTACTCTCAGCTTCTTCCACTTCGGCGTGCGCTACATCAACATGAACGGGCGCATCGACATCTCGTTCCTGGCGTTGTAACCATGAGCGGCGCACTCATCCTTGCACAGGGCCTCGTCAACGAGGTCACCAGCTTTCCGGGGTGGATTCGCCCGGCCCTGTGCAGTCTGCGTTTCACCACGGCCAGCACCGGCGTGCCCTCGGTCGTAGCAACGGAGACGTCGCCCGGCGTCTCCGTTACCGAAGACGGCAGCACGGACGGGCTCTACCACATGACCTTTCCGAAGTGCCGGAAGTTCAAGTGGGTGAGCGGCACCGTGTCGCCGGCCACTCCGGGAACCGCGAGCAACCATCGCCACATTCGCCCGGACCAGGCCGTGCCGTTGAGCGGCACGCTCGACTTCCGCTCGATCGCTGCAAACGGCGGCGCTCTCTCGTCCCCCGAAAACGGCTCAACCGTGGATGTCCTCTTTTGGATTGACCTAGGATGAAGAACTTTCTTCTGCTGCTCGTGAGCGCGCTGGCGCTCGTTGGCTGTGATGACGGCGATGTCGAGACGAAGGTGCTCGACATTCTCGCCCATGGCGTCGTGGCCGGCCGAGTCGAGTGCTCGGGCACCTATGACCCGGGGTGCCCGAGCGCGCAGACGTATGCATTCGTGGCCCATCGCTTGGTTGATGGCTCCTTGATTGCGACGGTCAGCACCTGGGATGCCCAATACGCCGCGACTCGGTTTTACGGTCGCGATGAGGCTGGCGCGGATACCGCCGCGCTGTCCATTCAAGGGGCGACGCTGTCGCTCAATTCCGGCGAACTGACGGTGCAGGGATCCGATTGCGGATGCAGCGGCTGTCCATCGCCCACCATCGACGACCTAGCGATCGACTGCACCGGCTTCAACCTCGAGGCCTTCGGAGCTACCCCATGACCGTAACAGTTTCCGCATCCACCGAAACCTTCGACCCCAACCTCGTCGACGGTGGCCCCGATGTGCTGAAGGCAGCCGAGGACAACCGCGTGCCGCAGGCGCAGCGGCGCCGCAACGGCATGGCCGACTTCACGTTCACGGCCACGACCACGACCGTTTCCGAGGGCGCGGCCTTCGCGAGCGCGGGCGTGAACCTGAGCACGAAGGGCGTGCCGTTCCCCGCGGACTCGATGCGCAACATCCGCGTGAAGGCCTGGTTCCGTCAGGAGACCACGGGAAAGCTCGGTTATTCCGAGCGCGTCTTCACGGTCAACGGCGGCACCAACCCGACGCTGGCCATCGTACCCACGAACATCACGCACTCCCCATCGGGTACCGGGTTGCTCGCGGTGAATACGTGGCTCGGTGACGGCCGCATCGTCGCGGCTGTTCCCGTGGGCAGCGCCGCCACGCCGGCTTACCCATTCGCCGAGGTAGCGATCGCGACGACCCCCACGCCCGACGAGGTCTATGTCCGCGTGAGCGCGCCAGCCGCGCTCCAGGGCGGCAACAGCTTGCGCTGGAAGGTCGACGTGTTCGTCGAGCCCCTGGTCGCACTCACGGCACCACCTGCATGATCATCTCCACGACGCTGGCGGGCCCTGGGGCGTCGGACATCATCGCAGATGCACTCAGGAGCGCGGAAGGACTCGTTGGCCGTTACTTGGTCATCGACGGTGGCGGAGGACCGGACGCGCTCCGCGCTGCGCGCGAAACGGTCGGAGCAGATCGGTTGGCGATCGGCTCTTACGGGTGGCGCGGCGACTACGGGCACGCGCGCACTTGGGCACTGGAGCACGCGCGAGAACTCGGCGCCACCTGGGCCCTGACGCTTGATACCGACGAGCGACTGGCCTTCGTTGCACCAACGGACAAGCTCGCGGACCCGGGCGTCGACGTCATCAGCGTTGCCGATCGCGATGTCGACTACCATAAGCCGCGGTACATCCGCTGCCGCCCAGGCATCACCTGGGAAGGGCGCGCGCACGAACTCCTGCGCGGCGAGCGCAAGCCGCACTCGATCGCCCCTGGGCATTTTTGGGAGCTGCCGAAGAGCGATAACTCCCGCCGGCTCGTGTGGGAGCGATTCGTCGCTTGGGTCGCCGAGCAACCGCTGGTCCTAGAAACCCTCGCGTGGCGCCGGCACTACGCGGATTGCTTGCTTGGCCTCGGCGAGCGCGAGCGCGCGGCGGAGCAGTTCGCGCTGGTGTCCGAGGCGCCCGACGCTATCGACGATGAGCGCGCGTGGTCTCATTATCGCATCTGCGAACTAGACCTCGTCGCCGAGAACGTGGACCGCGCCTTCATGCGCGCTAGCCAGGCGCTGGCGGCCTACCCGCGGCGCATACAAGAGTTCGGGTACATCCTCGCTCACTGCCACCGGATGCGCGGGCGCTTTCAGGAGGCTTGCCTGTGGGCAGAGTACGCGCTCGCTGCGCCCATGCAGGTTTGTGGCGGCCAGCGATCGGCATCGTGGCGCTCAGGCTGTGAGCAGATTCTTGCGGTCCACCAGGAGGCATGCGGCGCCTGAGACCCTCGGACGCGGTCTGGATCGGCAAGGCCGTCTGGCTCGCGTGCAGAACCCTCGGTGAGTTCGCTCACCAAGCATGGAAGGAAAAGCAGATGGCCAGCAAGAAGACGAAGCCCACCAAGCCAAAGGGCGGCAAGCGTGGCAAAGGCTACTGAGCTGTTCCGGCGCGTGCGCCGGCTCTTCACCATTCTCATCCCCGCGCTCGCGCTCGGGTGCGCTGACCTGCCCGGCATCATCGGCCCGATCAACGATGCGCTCGGCATCGTGTGCGAGACGCGTGCGGCGCTCGTGCCTGCCCATGCCGCGCTCGACAAGGGCGACGTCGGCGCGGCGCCGCCTCCCGGGTACGGAAACAAGGTTTTGTAAGACGTCGGGGTCGCCTGAGGTCCCGCCTCCCTCAGGCGGCCCCGCGAATTTGAAAGCATCACCATGAAGAACATGCTGCTAGAGCCCGGGAATCTCGTCCACGCCCAAGGCCACATCGTGGGCGCGCTCAGCGGTGTCATCACAGCGCTGTCTGCCGGCGATGACGTCTTCGAGTTCCGGTGGATCAGCGCCGCGCGCGACCTGCCAATTTCGGCGGTGCGCTTTGCGGCGTACACCGTCACCCCTCACAGCGCCGCCCTAGGGATGGCGTTCCAGCTGCACAAGGTGGGCACCTTCTCCGCGATCGGTTCGGGCGGCAAGACCATCGTCGTGCCGACCCTGCGCAAAACCACGGGCATGACCGCGCTCGCCGCCGCCGACTACGCGTGCGTCGTATCCAACACGGGCGCGCTTACGCCGGGTACATATGCAGCACCGGACGCCGACGAGCCCATGGAGGTGTTCACGGGCCCCGGCAGCACCACACCGAGCGCCGAAGGCAAGTGGGAGCCGCGCGACGGCCTGCCCACGGTGCTCGCGGCCAACGAAGGCCTCATCGTCCGTGCAACGCGAGCAATCGCGTCGACGCAAACCATCCAGCTGTTTGTGGGCCTTGAAGTGCCCAAGATGTAAGCGATGTCTTTCGGCTTCCGCACGATGCTCGAGATCGAGGGCGATGTTCAGCATCGTTTCTCGGCCGCCGGCATGACGCTGAGGCATCCGGGCACGCGCATCCGCCAGCTCTACAACGTGAGCTGGGGTGAGCTTCGCGAGAAGGTCTCGCTGCTCAACGACGGCGCGTTCCTGGAGGCCTCCGACCCTGCGCCCCTGCCGACGGCGGCCGCGGTCACCGGTGAGGCTTATGCTGAGGTCGACCTTCCCGTGGACGTGGTCGCGGCATACGGCGTGCGCGTTCTGCTCCCCGGATCAACGCGTTACCGCCCGCTGAAGCGCATCGGCTTCGCGGCGATCCACGACTTCCAGTGCCGAACGAACCGCGGCCCGCGCGTGTACCACTCGCGCAAGGTCGCGACGGGCGCTCCCGCCGCGCCGGGGCCCGCCGAGGTCGTAGGCAAGGTAATGATCGCGCCGGTGCCCACGGGCGGCGTGTATCGGCTCTGGTACCTCAAGGCCTGGGCGCCGCAGGTCCAGGACGCTGACAAGTTCGGCGGCCACGCCTCGTGGGTGGAGTGGGCGCTCTGGCACACGTGCATCAAGATGATGGGCGCAGACCAGAAGAAGACGCGCTTCTACGAGATCGCGGACCGCGAGCGCGGCAAGCTCGAGGCGCAGATCGAGGCCCGTGCGCAGGCGCTCGACAGCGGCATGTCCGAAGAGCCTCGGGACGCGCGCGGTGACGGGGAGGACGACGACTACTTCTGGGGCGAGGAGTGGTAGATGTTCACCGCTCCGAAGAAGCTGGCAGGGCTCGAGGGTGAAGCCGAGCGCTCGCTCCTAGCTGTTCTACAGCAGGCACAGGTCGCCTTCGAGGAACTCTCGAAGCGCCCCGTGGTCACCACGCTCCAGCGCTCGGCGTACACGGCACGCGTCGGCGAGCTCGTGCGGTGCGCGCCCCCGGCGAACGGGATGAGCGTGCTTCTGCCGGCGGCCGTGCCCGAGAACGCTACCGGGCGTATTTCCCTGCTCATCGAAACGCCCGGCATCGTGCGCGCGTCCGCGGTCGCTAGCCTCGTTAACAATGCGCGCGCGGTGACCTTCGAGGCCGTCGGCCTCGTGGAACTCGTGAGCAACGGTGCCGGCGCCTGGGTGAGCGAGCACAGCGTAGGCTCCGGCGAGGCCAGCGCTGCGCCGACGGATGCGACGTACCTGCTTCAGGCTGCCGACGAGCGCCTACCGAACGCATTCGTGGGGCTCACCTCTACGGAGATCGAGTGGGTGTTCCTGAGTGGCTTTGTGTCGCTCTCGCTTCGGAACAACTCGGTGGCTCTGACGCGCCTGCGCAACATCGCGGACGAGACGTTCATCGGCAACGTGAGCGGGGCTCCCGCAAGCCCCGCGGCGATCGGGCTGAGCACGCTCGCTGGCGCCGGCATAAGCTGGGACGGTGCAGCTAACGAGTTCGACTGGGATGGTCTCGGCGTGCGCCGCAACGGCATCCTCACGGGCACACGACGGTTCCTGAACTTCATCGACCCGGCCTCGCCCGCAACCTTTTGCGATGTCGTGATCGCGACCACGGACGACGCTGCGAACGATGAGGATGAGATCACGGCTGGGCTTCAGCGCTCAGCAAACCTGACGATCGCTTCGAACATCAGCGGCGGCACGCAGTTCCCCAGCTGGAACGGTCTCTCCGCCATCATTGATGCCTGCCTGGGCTCGACGCGCGGAGCCATCTTGGAGCGCGGCGCGTCGGGCTGGCAGATCGTTGCGCCGGGCACCACCGACTTCCCGCTCGTGAGCAACGGCGGCGGCGCAGATCCGGCATATGAGCGCCTGGTGAACGCCGGGCTCGCCGACATGGCGCAAGGAACCTCGAAGGGGCGCATCACCAAGAGTGGTACTGGCGCACCGGTAGACCTCACTGGAGCTCAGCAGGCGCAGAACGTTCGGCCCTCCACGGTGCTGAGCGTGACTCTCAGCGGCACCGTCAATAACCTAGACAATGTCGCCGTGCCGGGGTGGTCCAACGGCACCGTGACGGTGCTGGCTATCACGCTTTCCGCAGACTGCACGCTCACGGGCATGGACGCGTCGGTCTTCCAGGACGTTCACGGCAAAGAGCTCGAGCTACAGATTATCGCCGGCAACTTCACGTTGACCCTGCCGCACGACAATGCTGGCTCGACGCTCGGCAACAGGTTCAGCAACGATCGCTTTATCCAGTGCGCGTTCCGTGTTGGGCAACGCATTCGGGTACGCTACGACCAGTTCGGATACTTCGAAGTAGTCGCTGCGTCGGGTCCCGGCGTAAACCAGGTGTTTAACAACAACCTGGCGCAGATGATCGCGGGCGCAGTGAAGGGCCGCCAGATTGATGCAGGCACGGGCGACCCTGTAGATCTCACCGGTGCGGAGGTAGCTGAGCTGCTGCGGTGGAACACAGTCCAAGTGGTAGCCCCAAGCACCACGGGCACCGTGACGCTGAACGCGGACACCACCGTTCTTACCTTCAGTGGCACAGGCACCATCCAGGGTATCACCGGCGGCACTCCGGGACGCGTCCTTTGGTTGTTTCATACTGCTGGAGGCGGCTCGCTAACAACGCTGAGCTTCGATGATGCGGCCGCAGCGGCGACCGACCAAATGCGCTACACGCTGGACACCGCGTATACGTGGGGTAACAGTGCCACCGCGCATCTGGGCGGGCTTCTCATCTACGCAGGCCAGCGCTGGTACTTCACGCCCGCAGGACGGCTCTTCACGTCCACGCGGGCTGGCGGAGTTCCGGCGAGTGGCGGCGGCACCACGAACTTCTTGCGCGCGGACGCGACGTGGGCGGCGCCGCCGGCCTGCCTCCGCGTCGACATGGCTTACGCGGCAGACGCGAGCATCACGATCACGCCGCCGGCTGGGGCGACTTGGTTCAAGGCGCGGTTCAAGTCTGGCGGTGGTGGTGGCGGTGGCGCGGATGCCGATACCGACGGCGAGACGTGTGCTGGCGGCGGCGGCGGAGAGGCCGGCGAGACAGAGCTCTGGGTCGCCATAGTGAGCGGCAACATCACGGGCTCTATCGGTGCGGGCGGCACCGCGGGGACCAACACTGGCGGCAACGGCGGCGCCGGCGGCACGACGTCACTCGTCTACAACGGGCAAACGTCCACACCTCCGTCTGGGTTTGGGGGCATAGGAACCGCGGTAGGCGCCGGAGCTGCCGCGACGAATGCCAAGGCCACTAGCGGCGGCCTTGGCGGCACAAGCTTTACCACTGCGGCATCCTTCATATTCAGACGTGAGCTGTCGGGCGCAGCTGGCCAGAACGGCTTCATGTGGGGCAACGCGGCTACGGAAGCCAACGCCGCCGCTTCTGGCGGTAACGGTGGCGGTGGCGGTGGTGGTGGCCAAGGTGGCATTGCCGTAAACGCGGCGGCGACGGGTAATGGCCAAAATGGCCGCAACGGTTGCGGCGGCGGCGGCGGCGCGCGCATCGCGACAGGCGCGGCTACTGGTGCCATTGGCGGCACGGGCGGCGACGGCTGGATGGTCGTCGAGTTCTACTCGGGACCGGTGCCAACACTTTCGAACATCACGTGAGTGAGGAGTGCATGGAACAAGCGCAACAAGGAATAGACACATGGGAAGCAATCAAAGCATCGGGTCCGCTCGCGATCGTTCTGGCGGCTGGTTTGGTCGCCTTATGGCTCGCCTGGGCTTCGGAGCGAAAAGCTCGGGAGACGGAGCGGAACGAGTTCATAAAGTACCTAATGGACACGCTGACCAAAGGCAGGAGCTCGAGCGATTGAAGGCCGCTCTGCGCGAGAGCTACCAACCGCCATCGCCTTCCGTTCAGGTTGCGTGTGCGCGTGAGCGCCTACGTCTGATCCGCGGGGACAGCTGATGCGGCCGATCACGCACATCGTGGTCCACACGGCTGCTGCTGCCAACGCGCAGGGGCAGCCGGTGTACCAGACCGCCGAGGAGGTCGACCGCTACCACCGCGAGCACAACGGCTGGAAGCGCATCGGCTACCACTCGTTCATCGAGAAGGACGGGCGTGAGCGGCGCGACATCTGCCGTCCTGACGAGGAAGTGGGCGCGCACGTCCAGGGCAAGAACGACACGACGCTCGGCGTGTGCGTCTCGGGCCACGGTGACTTCGCTGACTTCCTGCCGATGCAGCGCAAGACCCTGATCGACCGCTGCGTGGCCTGGTGCAGGCTCTACAAGCTCGGGGCTGCGGCAGTCGTGGGGCACCGCGAGCTCGGCGCGGACAAGACCTGCCCGGGCCTCAAGGTCAACATGGCCCTGCTGCGCGCGGATGTGGAGCGCGAGCTCGCTCAGGGCTCAAAACCACCCACGGTGTTCATCGACGAGCGACTGGCTGCCATTGAACGCTACCTGGATCGGGCGGCGCCCAACTGGCGCATCTGAGGCACACTTGAAGACCACCTTCTACGCCTTCGGCAACGGGCTCCGCGAGGGGGACGACCCCAAGATGCAGGAGCCCGGCACGCCGCGTCGGATCCGGAACCTGCGCCCAGTGAAGGGCGGTCGTCTCGCTGTGCGGCGGGACTTCGCCGCCGTGGCGATGACCAGCAACCTGGCCTTCGACCTGGTGGCGCAGGACCTGTGCAAGCTGGGCGATCGCCTATTCGCGATCGGCGGCCGCATCCCGGGCACGACAACGGCAGGGCCCGCAGACTTGTACGAGTACGTGAACCTCGCCACCTTCAAGTGGCGGAGCACGGACAGCCAGGGGCAGCAGCGCCTGTGCCCAGCGACGGGTGTGCGCGACATCGGGGCGCTGCCCACGCAGACGGCTGCGTGCATTCGCATCGACGTGGCGGCAGCGAACGGGCTCGTGTGCCTGGTCGCGGAGATCGGGACGAGCGGCACGAGCGTCGTGCACATCTTCCGGGCCTCAGACGACGCAACCGTCCTGATCGAGCAGGTGGTTTGCTCGCGCCCGCGCGTGTGCGCGGTCGGTGGCGTGTTCTTCATCACAGGCGTCAACACGACCTCGATCATCCTTCGCCGCTTCAACCCGGCGAGCGACGAGACGCTGGCCACGCTCACGGCCGCGTTCGGCGCCGGCAACGCGATCACGGCCTATGACCTGCGCGCCGAAGAGACGGGGACCGGCTTCGCGGTGGCGCTGTGCCGCAACACGCCGACAACCACGATCGCGCGTTTCAACTCCTCGGGGACTTCCGTCCAGACCATCACCGGCTCAACGACGGCCGCCGATCGGGTCGCGGTGTTCAGCGACGGGACGACACGGGTGCACGTTGCGACCAAGCTGAGCTCGGGCAACACCGTAATCTTGAACACCTACGCCATCGCGGGCGGCGCGCTGCAGTCGGGGCCGACCACGCTGTTCTCCTCGGCGACGACGCAGACGCAACCGGGCATCGCGCGCCACTCATCGACGCAGATAGTGGTGACGATGGGCAGCACGGCGCTATCGATCCTGAGTGACATTCGCGCGGAGGCTGGGCACGCCAACGGCGGCTCGCAAACGTGGCTCGGTATGGTGATGCAGAGCAAGCCGCAGCGTTACGCGGACGGGAACCTGGTGCTCGCATCGCACACGCAAACGGTGGGCGTGCTCACGCGCAGCAACCAGCTGCTCGCGTACTCACAAGAGCTCCTCGCGATCTGCAAGGACAAAGACGTCGGCGTCGACCTCGACCAGGAGCACATGCCGCAGGTCGCCTTCGATTCCTCGACGGGCCGCTACTACTGGCCCAACTCCGTGCGCGAGACGGCCGAAGCTGGCGCCCGCCCGGTGGTGACCGAGCTCAAGCTGATGAGCACGGATCGGCGCCAGACGGCCGAGCTCGGATCTGACCTGTACATCGCGGGCGGCACGGTGCAGCGCTGCGACGGGCGTCAGGTCGTCGAATGCGCGTTCCAAGAGACGCCAGAGATTCTTACCGCGTCGAGCTCGGCGGACTCGGGCAGCGTATCGCCGGGCACACTCGTCGCGGCCACGCTTACGACGCAGCCGGTCACGCCTCCCGCAGGCTCGCTCAACGGCCTGAGTTTTCTGATCTCGGTCGACTCCGGCGCCTACCAGACGGTCACGTTCGGCGCGGGCGACACGACGGCGACGGCCATCGCTGCGACCATCGACGCGGCGACAACGGGCATCACCGCGACCGTGGTCGGCACCACCGTGCGCATCACCAGCAACACGACGGGACCGGCCTCCAAGCTTCTTGTGTTCGACACGCTTGGCACGGCGGTGTTTCCGATCCTCGGGTTCGTCAATGGGCAGGTCGCCCTCGGCAGTTCGACGCCCGCCATCTACCAGCTCGCCGCGTGCTGGGAGTGGCGCGACAGCGAAGGCAAGCTCGAGCGCTCGAAGCCTTCCCCGGTGGTCGAGGTCACCATGGGTGGCCCCACCCACAATCAGATCGACGTGACGGCGACCCTGCCCGCGAGTTCGCGGCGTAACGCCAGCAACGACGAGTACGGGCAAGCGGTGCGGCTGGTCATCTTCTGCAGCACCGACACGCAGGTGAACGGCGGTGACTTCACGCTGTTCCGCGACGTGGAGTCGCTTGTGTCGGCGGGCTTCAGCGTGGCGGCGAGCGCGACGCTGCACATCATAAACAACGACGAGACGCGCGAGGAGGCCGAGGTCTTGTACACCCAGGGCCAGCGCGGAGCGCTCTCGGGGCCACTGCCGTTCGACGCACCGCTGCCGGCGGAGTACATCGAGGCGAGCGCGGATGCCTTGCTCACCGGCGGCTTGCCGCACCGCGAACAGGTACAGGAGAGCCGCCCGCTCTTCCCTGGTGAGCCCTCAACGTGGACCAATCAGATCGGCGCGTTCAAGGCGCTCACCGGCGACGTGAAGGGCGTGATCCGACTCGACGAGCGGCGGATCGCATTTACCTCGACGGAGCTCCGCGAGATGCGCGGCGATGGCCTCGACGACAACGGCTTCGGCGACCTCGGCAAACCCGCCAAACTCTCGAGCGATGACGGCTTGCTCACGTGGCAGAGCCTCGTGGAGTACCGCGGCGGCGTGATGTTCCAGGGCCGCCCGACCAAGATTTACCGCATCGCGCGCGGCGGCGGCTCGCCCGAATGGGTGGGTCGCAATGTCGAGGACACGCTCGCGGCGTACCCGAACGTATCGGCCGCGGTGTACTTGCAGGACGATCAGACGGTGTGCTTTGCCTGCAACAACAACGCGGGCAACGAAGCGGTGATCCTCGTTTACGATTGCGAGCTCAATCAGTGGTACGTGGACGGCCCCTTCAACTCGGCTATCACCGCGATGGCGGAGTACCAGGGCCGCCTCGCGATTATTCGGGGTGGCGTCGTCCAGTTGCAGTCGGCCTCGCAGACGCCGGCGGCGTTCATCAGCAGGGAGTGGAATGGAGCGACGGTTCACCCCTTCGATCCGGGTGAGCAGGGGTGGGTGGACCGCATCTACTTTTTCGGGACCTACCGCGGTAACTCGAAGCTAACCTGCACTGTGAGCTTCGACGACGGCAAGACCTCCGAAGCGTTCGTCGTGAACATCGACGGCGCAGCGCTGGGGCTCACGGTTGGGCAGACCTATCGCGCCGGCTTCCACTGCGAACGCAAGGAATGCGACCGCGTGCGCGTGGACTTCCTCGAAGAGTTCCTCGACGTCGCCGCGAGCGAGGGACTCGAGTGGCACTTCTGGGGTATATCTGACGAGAGCGAAGGCATACCTTCGCTCCTAGATCCGCTGGAGCAGCATTGAACGATCGGTTTTGGTCTAAGGTCGACAAGAGCGCTGGCCCCGACGGGTGCTGGCTTTGGACGGCTGCGATCAAAGCGGGCGGCTATGGGAATTTTTCCGTTGCCCGAAGCAAGGCTCGCGCGGCCCACCGTGTTGCATGGGAACTAGTCAATGGGCCCATTCCCAGCGGCCCCGGCTGGCACGGCACTTGTGTGTGTCACCGGTGCGACAACAAGCGTTGCGTAAACCCGGCGCATCTGTTCTTGGGCACGCAGACGGAGAACCTCAAGGACCGTGACCAAAAGCGCCACGGCAACGTGAAACTGACGGACGAGGACGTTGCTCTTCTGCTGAAGATGAGCGCCTCGAAGAGCTATATTGAACTGGCCGAACACTTTGGCGTCGGCCGACGGTATGTGCACAAGCTGCTCAGCAGGGAACGCCGCACTCACCTGGGAGAACACTAATGGGCCTCGATCCTTTCCGAGTAGGCGCGGCCGTCCTCACCGGCGGCGCGAGCGAAACTCTCCTCCCGGGCGTGAGCGGGCCCTTTGCTGGCAAGGGTCTAAAGAAGACGTTCGACACGCTCGGCATCGGGCCGCAAACGGTGCCGGACCCCAACTTCACTAACGCCCAGCTCGGCGCCACCACTTCGCAGCCGAACCCCGCCTTCGCGGAGTGGCAGCGCAAGCGCGCCCAGCTCATCGCGAACCAGCAGCGCACCGAACCCTGGATGACGCCCGAGCAGAAGGCGGCCTGGATGAACCGCGTCCAGGCGCAGATCGACGCGCTCGGTCCGGCGCCGCCCGAGACGATCCAGACGGAGCTCGGGCGCCGCGTGGGCGAGGCTGACCAGGCTGGCGATGACATCCGCGAGAACATCCTCAACGCTGGCACGGGCATCGTGCAGACAGGGGCCCTGGCTTACGAGCAGGGGCAGGGGGTGTTCAAGAAGGCCGGCGCGGACGCCGAGGCCGCTGCGGGTCGCGTCGCGCCGACCATCAACACCACCCAAGCCGACCTCGCGCGCCAGCAGCAGCAGGACACGCTCGCGCGCCTGCGCGGCTTCAACCCCCAAACCTCGGGGCTGAGCGCTCTGCGCGCCTTCGCAGCGGAGCCCGCGGGCCCTTCTGTCGCCGAAGCCCAACTGCGCATGCAAGCGGCGCGTGACCGCCGCGCGGCGCTGTCCCTGGCCCGTAGCGCGCGAGGCGGCCCTGGCGCCGTGGCGCAGGCGCTCCAGGTCGCCCAAGCCGAAGGCGCCGCCATCTCGGCGGAGACGCGCGGCCAGAGCGCGATCGTGCGTGCCACCGAGGATGCTCAGCGCCGCGGCGAGAAACTCGGTGCGCTCACGGCCGTTGCGAGCGGCGAGCAGGCTGCGGACCAGACGCGTCTCGGGGCGCTCACCCAGGAGGGTAGCCTCATCACGGGGACTCGCAGCCAAGACATCGACGTCGCGCGCGAGAACCTCGGCGCCGAGCTCCAGACGATGGGGCTTAACGACACGCAGGTGCGGTTCTTCAGCGACCTCGGGGAGCGCGCGCGCCAGGCGAGCATCGACGCTTCGCTCCAAGCGCAGGCGCAGGGACTCAACGCGCAGATCGCTGCGGAGCAGGCCGCCTTTGCGTACACGCAGCTCGCGTGGAACATGCTCACCACCGAGCAGCAGGCGCAGCTCCAGATGCAGGCGATCCAGGCCGGCGTCGACTGGAACAACGCGCAGGCGAAGATGGCCTTTCAGAACCAGGTGTTCGGCTTCGCGACGCTCGGACTCACCGGCGCCGGCATGGCGCTGGGCGGCCCGGGTGGCGCCGCCGCGGGCAACGCCGCCGGGAACGCCATCTCGGGCGGCGCCAATCCCTACAACAATGTCGCCGCGGGTCCCCGAGGGGGGCCAGGAGTCTAATGCCGTTCCCTACTCCCATACGCTTCGAGCCCGAGCCCGGCACCGACCCTTCGCAAGGCATCGGCAGCGTGATCTACGACGACGGCTCGAGCCGCTTCACGCAGGATCCGGAGCTCGCAGCGCTGCTATCACAGTACCAAGACCACCCCGAGATCGCCCAATTCTCGAGCCCCGCCGAGATGCGCGGCAGTGGCGCACTGGGTGCCGACGAGCGCACCGCTGGCTTGAACGCGGCCACCCCCGGAGCGACCGCGGTCGTGGATGCTCTGAACACTCACGGCGCGGGCATGTCCCCGCTGCCTTCCGCGACGCTTCCCGCGGATATCCCTCCGCCGGCCCCGTCAGCGGCGGCTCCGGCCCCGAGCGCGCAGCCCGTGCGCGCCGCTGCCACTCCACAGGCGGCGCCCAGCGTGCCCCCAGAACCAACGTCAACCGATATGTATGACGTTGCCGCTGCTGAGGCTCTGCAGCCCAAGTACGTGCCGGGGCGAGCTGCGGGCTACAGTCCCGCGCAGCGCTCCGGAGCTCTGCCGACGGACGTGGCCCAGCGCCAACAGGGCGAGGCCGCGCAAGCCGATCAGGACTTGCTACACAACACCGAGCTCGCGCGCGAAGCCGAGGCCGAGAACCTGCGCCG